GCTAGGCTTTGGATGACGTACTTGGAAAGAGAAGAAGATGTACTGCGTTACCAAGGACAAGCCTTTTCCTATATAGGCTTTGATGAGCTAACTCAACATGCCACTCCTTTTTCATGGAATTACATGAGGAGTAGGTTAAGAACTACAGCACCTGACTTACCTATATACATGAGAGCAACATCTAACCCAGGTGGCCCAGGTCATCAATGGGTCAAGAGAATGTTTATTGATCCAGCACCTTTCAATGAAGCATTTCCAGCTACAGACATAGATACAGGTAAAGTACTTTCTTATCCCAAGACTCATGCTAAGTCTGGTGAACCTCTTTTCTATAGAAAGTTTATTCCAGCTACTCTAAAAGATAATCCTTATCTATATGAAGAAGGATCTTATGAGGCTAATCTACTTTCTCTACCAGAAATGCAGAAAAGACAGTTACTGGAAGGAGACTGGGCTATAGCTGATGGAGCAGCTTTTAAAGAATTCAGACATTCTACTCATGTAACTACTCCTTTTGATATTCCGTATAGCTGGAGAAAGTTCAGATCCTGTGACTTTGGATACTCATCTCATTCTGCTGTACACTGGTTCGCTATTGACCCACAATACGAAACATTATATGTTTACAGAGAGTTATACGTTACTCAGCATACAGCTAAACAATTAGCTGAAAAGATATTAGATTTAGAAGAAGACGATAACGTAGATTATGGAATACTAGACTCTTCCTGTTGGCATAAACGAGGACAAATAGGCCCGTCCATAGCTGAAGAAATGATAAGTATGGGATGTAGGTGGCGGCCTTCAGACAGAACTAATGGTGCTAGAGTAGCAGGAAGAAACAGATTACATGAATTATTAAGAATAGAAGAAATAGAAGTAGAAGCAGAAGAAGGAGATGAATCTGTACTAGTAGAAGAAATACCAGGAATAGTTTTTTTTAATACTTGCAGACAAATCATAGCAGATCTACCTGTCATACCTACAGATCCTAAAGGTACAGACGATATAGATCCTAGATTTGCCTCAGATCACGCTTATGACTCTATAAGATATGGAATTATGTCAAGGCCCAGATCCTCATCACCATTTGATGACTGGGGTATGTACGAGAAAAGTTCTAAAGAATCTTGGTCACCAGCATCTAGAACATTTGGGTACTAATAAGATTACATTTATTTAACACAAGAGATTAATTATGGCTTTAATGTCAGCAGATCAAGGAGACGGATTAGACAGTAACTCCGCAGGAAATGCAGAGAACGATGAATCTTCCTATTTAAAAGATAAACAAGGGGGAGATGATGCCTTTGATGAGGATCAAGAACTATATGCTCTAGAAGAGTTTGTACGTTATAAATTCAATAAGTCCAAGACTTGGCGAGAACAGGATGAAGCTAGGTGGTTACGTTCTTATAAAAATTATAGAGGATTATACGGGCCAGAAGTTCAGTTTACTGAAAAAGAAAAGAGTAAGATCTTTGTAAAAATTACTAAGACCAAAGTTCTAGCTGCATACGCTCAAATTGTAGATGTACTCTTTGCTGGTTCTAAATTTCCTATAGGAATTGACGTACCCAATATACCTAAAGGAGTAGAAGATTCTGTGTATTTTGATCAGAATGAAGATGCTCTAAAAAAAGAACAGAAAAAAAATAAAATTAAAATAGTAAACAACACTCTAACCAGAAATGAACTTAGGAATAGACTAGGTGTAGCTAGAGAAGAGATACAAGATATTGATGAAGACTCTTTATCTATGAGAAAAGGAGGAGGAAGTTCCCCTAATTCTGCTGTATATCATCCTGCAGATAAAACTGCACAGCTAATGGAAAAAAATATCCATGATCAGTTAGAAGAGAGTAATGCATCTACGCATTTACGAAATTGTGTCTTTGATATGTCTCTTTTCGGCACTGGAATTTTAAAAGGCCCATTTGCTTTTGACAAAGAGTATCCTAAGTGGGATGAGAAAGGCAATTATTCTCCTGAGATAAAGACAATTCCTAAAATAGAGACAGTATCTATTTGGAATTTCTACCCAGATCCTGACGCTAGAAGTATGGAAGATGCTGAATACGCTATAGAACGCCACAGGATGAGTAGAACACAACTAAGAAATTTAAAAAATAGACCATTCTTTAGAGATGAAGCTATTGAAGTAGCCATAGAAAAGGGAGTTAACTACTCTAAGGAACACTGGGAATCTGCTCTAGAGGATAATCAGTCTAATTATCGTATAAATAGGTACGAGGTTCTGGAGTATTGGGGAGTAATGGACACAGATTTAGCTGTAGAAGCTAATCTGACTCTTCCTAAAGAGTTAAAAAACAAGGATCAACTACAGATTAACACTTGGATCTGTAACGGAGAAGTGCTTAGACTTGTACTAAATCCATTTACTCCAAATAAAATCCCATATCATGCTGTGCCTTACGAAATAAATCCATATTCTTTCTTTGGAGTAGGTCTAGCTGAGAATATGGATGATACTCAGGAAATTATGAATGGGTTTATGCGAATGGCAGTAGATAATGCTGCTTTATCTTCCAACTTACTAATAGAAATAGATGAGACTAATCTGACTGCAGGACAAGATCTTAAAATATACCCAGGCAAGGTATTTAGGAGACAGGCTGGAGCACCAGGACAGGCTATATTTGGGACTAAATTTCCTAATGTAACCAACGAATGTATGATGATGTTCGATAAAGCCAGACAATTAACTGATGAAGCTACAGGTATGCCTTCTTATTCTCATGGAATGTCAGGAATTATGGGGGTAGGTAGAACTGCTTCTGGTATGAGTATGCTAATGGGAGCAGCAGCACAGAATATTAAGTCTATTGTACGAAATATAGATGATTATTTGTTAAACCCTTTGGCTAAATCTTTATTCTCTTTTAATATGCAGTTCAATTTTGACAAAATGTACAGTAAAGGAGTATACGAGATTACAGCTAAAGGTACTGAAAGTCTGATGAGGAATGAAGTAAGATCTCAACGTCTACTTCAGTTCATGCAGATGACAGCAAATCCTATGATGACTCCATTCGTAAAATATGATTATATTATTAAGGAAATAGCTGCATCAATGGATCTAGATGAAGAAAAAATTCTCAATGATCCTAATGACGCTAAGAAACAGGCGTTACTAATGGCTGAACTAGCTGCTTTAATGCCACCACCTCCTCAACAACAGCAACAGGCTCAAATTCCAGTACCTCCAGTAGCAGGAGGTGAACCTCCAGTACCAGAAGAGTCAGGTTTTACAGGTGAAGGAGGAGGATCTGCTCAAGCTGCTGAAGCTGCTGCTCTAGCTTCTCTTCAGCCACAACAACCTAATTAAAAATATAGAGGGGGTGTGCTATGAGTGCTGCAAAACAGATGTTGTTACGACAAATGTTTGAAGATCAAGAAGAAGAAGAGTATGTAGAAGAGTATGTAGAAGAGTATGTAGAAGAGGAAGAAGAATATATAGACGAAGATTACATAGATGAAGACCAGTTAATAGAAGAGCAAGAAATAAATAGACAAATAGCAGAATGGGAAAAAAAGTACCCTCCTGTTCCTATATCTGAGTCTCCTCATTATGAAACTTGTACAAGAAATACAAATTTATTAATACAAAGAATAGAAAAAGCAGAAAAAAATAAATTATGGCTACATCAACAAAAACTAACCCTTCTTTATGGAAAAGAATAGTTTCCCAAGTAAAGTCAGGTAGTAAAGGTGGAGACTCAGGAGAATGGTCTGGTAGAAAAGCTCAACTGGCAGTTAAGAAGTACAAAGCTGCTGGTGGAGGTTATAAAGGAAGTAAATCTTCTAAAAACTCTTTATCTAAATGGAGTAAACAAAAGTGGCGTACTTCAGACGGATCTAACTCTGAAGGTAAGAAAAGATATTTACCAGACAAGGCATGGAAATCTCTGTCTAAAGGAGAAAAGTCTGCTGCTAATAGTAGTAAAAAAGCTGGAGACAGTAAAGGTAAGCAGAATGTTCCTTTACCTAAAAAGATTAGCAAGAAAGTAGCTAAGTATCGTAAATAATTGTGATTTAAGATAAATTAACGTACATCATATAGATGTACCTGTACACACCTACTACAGAGGGAGTAGTATTATGAGTGGATTAAAGACACAACAAGACTGGAAAGAATTATTACCATTAGTCAATAGTGACTTGTATCCTCTTCTCCAGAAATATATAGATTACAGAATAGAGACTTTGCGTAATCAATTGGAAAATACTAAAGGAGAAGACAATTTTGCTCTAGTCCAAGGTAAGATTATGGAAGTCAGACTAGTTTCCATTTTAAGAGAACAGGTTCTTAATAATACTAGATGAAGGTAGATCAATGGACTTTGTAGGTCAACAGTCTAACAAAGGTAGACTTATTCGTGAAGATGAGGAAGGTAATTTATACTCAGAAGTAAGCATTACGTTCCAATTAGACAATGGTAAATGGATTAACATTGCTTCTATAGATGCAGAAGGAAAACCAACTGAACAAGCAGACTTAGAAGAATTTGTAAGAAAGAATGGCCCAAAAGACCCAGTTACAGGAGAAAAATTACCTGTATACGATACAGTAGAAGAAGCTGTATCTGCAGCAGAAGAAAGAAGTAATAACTTATTGCCAGAAATGGCACATGGTGGATTAATGACAGGAGACATGTCTAACGGATGTGGATGTCCTTCTTGTATGATGAAAAAAATAATAGGAGTAGATATGGGTATGAGTGACATGGTAGGTGTAGATCCTGTCTCAGGTAATGAAATACCACCAGGATCTAACGCAGAAAATGTACGAGATGATCTACCTGTAATGCTTTCGGACGGTGAATACGTCATGCCAGCAGATGCTGTGCGATATCATGGACTTAAATTTCTAGACAGTCTTCGCATGGAAGCTAAAGCAGGACTAATGTCTATGATGGATGAAGGTCAGATACAGACTATTGAGGAAGAGGAAGAAGCTCAACAGTATGTAGAAGCTGTAGAAGCTGAAGATGATGAAGACGATGAGGATAACGAAGAAGAACAGACTTATACAACAGAGGAGGGAAATGAAATAGAAGAACCAGAAATGGAAGTTACTACAAAAAGAATGTCTATGTTTATGCCCTATAAACCTAGTCAAAGTGTTGCTTTTATTAAATAAATTAATTAATTTTTAAATTCACAGAGATATTAGACATGGCGAAATACCAGAATCAATATAGAGAAGAATTAGAGGGAGATGAGACTACTTACTCTGAAGATTTAGCACAAGAGCAAGGAGGTTCAGCTAATCCAGCTAATGAAGAAGATACTTTTAAAAAAAGATACGGTGATCTGCGTAGGCATATGCAGCAGACTGTCAACCAACATCAACAGCAGATCAATGAATTACAAGGTCAGTTAGATTCTGCAACTAAAAAACAAATAAAGTTCCCTAAGACAGAAGAAGAAATAACTGCATGGGCTGAGAGATATCCTGACGTAGCTAAAATTATAGATACTATAGCTCAGAAAAGAGCACATGAGGTATTTGCTCAGTCAGAACAACAATTTGTAAAGGTTAAAGAATTACAAGTACAAGTAGGAAAAGAAAAAGCTGAGAATGAGTTACGAAGTATTCATCCTGACTTTGATGAGATTAGAGCAGATTCTAAATTTCATGAGTGGGTAACTGAACAACCTCAAAATATTCAAGATGCTTTATACAAAAATCAGACAGATGCTAAAGCTGCTGCCAGAGCAATTGACTTATATAAAGTAGATACAGGAATTAGTACAGGAAGAGGCAGAAAAAGCAGCATGAAAAATCCTGCTAAGTCTGCAGCAAGAGCAGTAAACAGGTCTACATCTTCTGCTGCTCCTCCTAACACAAATAGAATGAAATTCTCTGAAAGTATGGTGCAAAGCATGTCCTCAAGAGAATATGAGCAGAATGAAGACGCTATTATGGGTGCTATTAGAGAAGGAACTTTCGATTATGACTTGACAGGATCAGCCCGATAATATATGTGTTTAGTATAAAGTTTATACACTAAACAAATAGTTTACTTATAAATTACTTAGAACCTTCTGCTCTTCTTCCGCAGTCCCACTTCTAAGTAACTTAGTCGATAGAGATGCAGTTTCTTTACTTGAAGATTACCTGCAAATCTTAGCCATCTGTGAACCAGACACAGATCTACCTAAGTTACTTTTGTAGCCTCTTCTCAGATCAGCATTCTCCTTAGTTTCATTTTTGAATTAGTTATTACATAAAA